CAAATAGGGATATTGAGGTCGGGTCGCTGTCTGTGACGTTGCTGGCCGAGTTGTTGCCGTAAGCGATAGTAATGGCATTACGGACGTCGCCAGCGCGCTTTGTAATGGACAAGGCTGGGCCGATTGCGTGATTGCCATCTAAATCGACATATCCGTTGGCTGAGAGATATTGACCTCGTCGCGTCGAGTCCGCGTAACCGATTCGACCTTGAGCATCTTCGTAAAGATAACCAAGGCCAGAAGTGGCGTATGAGCTAGCCAAGTTATAGACAGTATCGTTCAAGCCAGATTGCGAATGAAGCTCATAATCGCCAGGCTGGTCAATCTGCCCTAGACCGCTATTTTCGGCATTTTCCCAAGTCGTCGTTGGGTCATAGTCGTTCCAAGTAACGCCAGAGGGAACCTCGTCCCAACTATCAAAAAGAACGCCACTAAGTAATTCATAGATTCGGTCTCCATCATATTGATGATTGAAGTTGCCGGTATAAACTGAACGAGCCAAGCGAGCCAAGGCTCCTACGCCGACAATTTGAATTCTTTGACTCAAAGCAGTTGAGCCAGAAGTTTCGACTGTAATTGATAAATCGCTTAGAAAGCCACCAAAAAGACTAACCCAATCGCCGTTGGAATCTTGAACTTCAATAGTAAGAGGATCATTGATTTGATAAGGAACGTTTGACTCATTGGTTTCAATAAGGCTGAAATTACAATATCCAGCAACCGGCTGAGAGTAAATATCAGAACGTCCCGAAGTAATAGTTAGTCCGCTCAGAGTCGAGCTAGTTACTGTGTAACCATTGATTTTGACTCGATAAACGGGATTCCAGAGGGTCATAGGATTAGTTGGCTACTTCCACCGCCAGAGCGACGCTCTGAGTTATTGAGTGCTTCGATGACTGCCCGAGTGAATCCCTGTTCATCGATTACGCTTGGAGAATTGACGTTGATGACAATGTTGTCGCGTTCTTCGCCAGCTCGAACTCTTGAAATGTCAAAATTAGAAGGAATGGCGTTACCGCTTGGGACATTGATTGTGGAAATGACTGGAACTGAAGGAGGTGTAGTGATTACACCTGTGCCAGTTGAGCCACCACCGATGAGATTTCCTCCACCACCTGCTTCTGGCTTTCCGGGAACACTTCCGCCTCCTCCGGTCGCACTTCCGCCAAATGGCAACCCGCCCGGCGCGACTGTATTAGATCCAGTTCCTCCGCCACTTGCGTTGAAAGAAATTGGGCTAATTGTTGGAGTGTCTGGCCCGGGAGTAAGAAGATTCTTGGCTCGAATGACTCCGTTGATTCCTTTGATGGCAGCGTTGATAATGGGCTCAAGAGCTTTGAGAGCAATAGAAACCGCTTTGACGATACCGCTAGCAACAGTTGAAAGACCTTTGATTGCGTTGCCGAGAGTGAAGGTAATGAATGGAACGAGGGTATCTTTGCCGAATTCATAAATAGACTTGAGCGCGTCTTCGTTATCTTTGAAAGCCTTGATGACTGGGTCGATAGCGACTTTTTTGAATTCTTGAAGTTTAGGAATACCAGTCTCAACGATAAACTTGAAGAACTTCTCAATAATTGGAAGTAATGCCGCGCCGAGAGTTTCCTTTGCTTCATCGAAAGCAACTTGAACTCGAGCCATCTTGCCTTCAAAAGTTTCAGCTTGTGTTGCGGCTGCTCCGCCAAAAGTATCGCTAAGGGTGGTAATTGCTCCTTCAAGTCCAAGCGTTTTGATTTCTGCCGCCGATAAGCCGACGCCTAAACGAGTTAGGGCTCCAGTATTGCCTTCGTAGGCTTTACCCAGAGCATTCGATACTGTCTCAACGTCTTTTCCAGTAGCGGCCGAAATATCAAGAGCAAGGGTAAGAAGACTTTGTGATTTCTCAAGATCACCGGTGGCAACCGCTAGACGCTGGAAGGCTGGGCGAAGTTGATCGTCGGCTACACCAGTCGCTAAAGAGGTTTTGAGGATTTGTTTTTCAACTGCCGCCACTTGTGCGTCTGTCGCACTTGTAACGTTCTTGAGGGCATTTTCTAAACGCTTTTGAGCCGCTTCGTCAGCGATTGCCGCTTGAACTCCATCGACCGCCAATTTGACAGCGTAAGCGGCTGCGGCAGCGGCGGCAGCAACGAAAGCGGCCTTGGCCGCAGCACTAAACTTTTCTAGTTTGCCAGAAAAACCTTCAACGTCTTTCGAGCCTTTATCAAGTTCTTTTTTTAGATTATCAACGTCCGCAAGAATGGATAATTTGAGCGTTCTACTTCCGGCCATTATTTATCCCATTCCTTCAATATGCGAGAAAATGCTTCTTCCCATTTCTTGACTAATTCAGGCTGAATTTTGCGAAGTGCCGGGTAGATGAAATAGCCAGAATTTCCTCTGCCTTGGCGAGGGGTGCGTCTAGGGAACTGACGATAACGATTAGATCCGAACTCATAACCTGCCCAGAGTTTTTGAGTTGTTCCTCCACCAGAGAAACGTTGAGACGCGAATCCATAAGAGAACTCGCCAATCTTCGAGGACTTGGAAACCCTAACCCCACTTGTAATGCGATCGACAGCGGCTTGTCCGAATCTACGAGTGATTCCGTAGGCTTTGACTTCGTTGGCGGCGAATTGAGCCAGCGCATTGCTTTCGCGTTTAGCCGCATCAGCAGCTTCACTATCCATCGCTTTGAAAGCGGCAATGATTGCGCGAAGTTCGCGCCGGTCATAGCTGATTGGTTCATCTACCACCATTCCGCTCCTTCAATATTTCAATCGCCGTTAGGACTTGGTCGATGTCAGTCCATTCGCTCATCGGTATTCCGGTTGCTATCGCTATCTCAACGATAAGGCGATTTATGCTTCCGGACTCGTAGCTTTTGGGCTTTCATCTCCAATCGTCATTTCTTCAACCGATAACTCCCAGATTTCCTGAGACTTTGTCGGCTTTCCTGCCGCTTCGCGCTTGTAAGCAAAGTAAGCCAAGTCGAGGAAGTCCGCTTGCTGATAAGCCGAAATATCCTTCATCGAATAAATCGACTTGCCAGTTTTACGTTCCCACTTTGCCCATTCCGGTAGGCCAGCGGTGTAAGTGACTTCCTCGCCGTGACTATATTTGATTGTAATTTGTAACTTCATTGCTCCCGATGCTCCGATCTATTAGCTGAAAGATTCTGAAGGCTGTCCAACGACAGTCAGAGTCCAAGTGTCAGTAAGTGCTCCTGGAGCAGCTCCACCAGCGCTTGGGAAAATTGGCAAAACTTGGAATGAGAAAGTAGCACCAGAAGCGGCTGTGAAAGATACAGCTACTGTGGTATTTGGTGCGGTTTCAGCATTGGCCCACATTGACTCGAACAATGATCCATAAGCAGGGTTTGCGCCCCAATCTTGGAGTAGTTCGATAGTGAATGTCCATTGCTTATCAACGGACTTGTAAGCGCGACCATCAAGAGTTTGATAGGTCTCGATAATTGTCTCAGCGGACAAAGTCGCCGAGGTTGTTTGAGCGTCGTATGGCTTCGTGTCAAGTGTGAAGGTCACATCGCGCCCCGTGATAATTGTTGTGCTCATTGGGTCTCCTATGCGGTTTGCTCGTAGCGGACGCTCAAGCGAATGTCGGAAACGAGCAAGGTCGTCGTTCCCACTTCAGTCACCGTTGGTCTTTCGACTACGGATAACTCATACTTGGAAGCATTTAGCCTACCAAGAATACTCATAACTAATTGCTCTAGATTATCTAGAGCTGCTGGGTTACTAAAATATGCAACACAAGCGGTGATGGTGTAATTCAATTTTACTCGAGTAGTGGCTTTGCCTAAAACTTCTAATTCCATATATGGCGCGTCAGGCACTATGACAATGGCTGGGACGATTGGTGCTTCTGGAACGGAATCGTAAACGTTAGCGCTCAGAGTTGAAAGTGTAGTCTTGATAGCGCCTCGAACATCGGTAGATATGGGCATTAGCCCACCATTGTTTCGACGTCGAGATAAGGGCCTAGAAGGCCAGTTACTTTGGCAAGGAGATTTTTAGATAAACGGTAAGGCGTTACTGCGAAATCGATTCCTTCGATTGATCCGCCAGCGGCTGTTCGCGCTTGGAAGATTTCGACAGAGATAGCCAAAACGGCAGCTTCAACGTTGGCATTTCCGACGTATGTCGATAATCCAGAGAGCGCAGCGTTTCCGGCTGGGATAATATTTTTAGCCAGTATGTCAGCATTGGTGATTGCGACTGTGAATACATAATCGGTAATTTCATCTGAGGTTACTGTATGAGTTCCATTGAACGGTGCGCCGCATCCAGTAATAATAACCGATTGGCCCTCAGTAAATTCGTGAATAGTGGCCGTTACAAAATATGCCACATTTTCTTCAAGTCTTACTTTGTTGATTTTGCTTTGAAAGGTAACCAACATTGGAATAACTAGGTTTTCACTAGCGTCCACAATATCGTTCAAATAAGCGTCTGAATAAAGGGATGACGAGACGCCAAGAATGGTTCTTAGCTCTGTGGCCGTGACAATTGTTGGCATCTCGCCTTCCTTTCGTTCTTAGGGGTGACAAGCCGGCTCGGGAGCGGACCGGCCGTCACTATCTAGTTTCCTAGTTCTTGTTGAAGTGGCAGGATCCGTTCGCTACCTTCACAGCTAGTGCGCCGTAACCGTAGTAAGCGACCTTGACTTGACCGGTTCCAATGACGTCAGCGCGGAGCTGGAATCGTGGTGACTCGTACCAAGTGTATGACTCAGGATTTACGACGAACATAGAACCGTCACCGGTTGTGTAAGTCAATGCAGAGAGTGAACGAGATACGTATAGGTCAAGACCTGCAACGTTTCCGCGTAGTGACTGTGGGCTTACTGCTCCACCAGCGTTTGAAGGTGCTGTCGCTGTGTAGATAGGGCGGCCATTGTCGTTGTAGCTCATAATGTTTGCCCATTGTTCAGGTGAGACAACAAGCGAACGAGCAAATCCAAGGCTGTTCTCATAAACCTCAGCAGCAGCTTGAGCAACATAACCTAGAAGGCCTGCTGCGGTGTTGTCTTGTGCTGTTGGTGCTAGTTGGCCGGATGAAATGATGAGGTTAGTGACGTACTTGTCAGTCTCTTTTGCGTAAGCAAATTCCATCTGACGTACGAGTTCCTCAAAGAACAAAGGTGAAGAACGGTCTAGAAGCTCGACTGAGAATTCCTGACCACCAGCGAACTTCTTGACGGCTACTGACAAGAATGAGTTAGTCATTCCGGTCTCGCCAATTGCGCCTTCTTCAGCTACTTCTGCAACTGTTGGAACGGCTGTGATTTTAGGAATTTCGAATGTCATACCAGCAGCAGGAAGAACTCCGCGGCTAATTGCATCGATGGAACCGCGATCTGCATTCGAAAGCGGGTTGATGATTTCTGCAAGCTGTGGTGTTGGAATCAAGCCTGCGTTATTTGTGGTGGTGTCATCCGCAGCGCGTACATACTGACGTGCGTTGTCATCACCGAGAGCTGCGCGAACGCTGTTCTCGAGGTATTTCGCCTTTGTAAACTCAAGGCGAGGAGCGGTGAAGAATGCTGGGCGAGGCGCAGCAGCTTCAACCTTGGCAGCTTCTACCGTTTCTTCGGCAGGAGCTGGAACGGTAGTGTCTGACACTTGTTCTCCTTCGGTTGGGTTGTCTGCTTCAGCGGTTGCCGGAGCAGAATCTTCTTTTGGTGCTTCATTCTCTGAAGCCGCGACTTCGCTAACGCGAGCCGAATCAATTGCCGGATCAGTAACCAACGAGACTTCATCGAGTGTTGCAGAAGTAATCTGCATAACGCCCTTGTTGTTAGTCCATTCGTTGATTTGTGCGCCAACGCTAAAACCATCGCGTAAACCTTCTGTGGCCTCAATCAACGCGTCTTCTCCGGCCATAGTGTTGGCGATTTTGAATGTTGCCACAATGCCATTCTTTGTCACTTCGTGAGATAGCAATTTGCCAATTGGACGAGTGCGGTCGTGCTCAAGTAATAGTTTTACTGGCTTCATTTCAATTGATTCAGCGGCAAAGACAGTTGGTCCGACGGAAGTGTTTCCTTGTTCGTTCCAAGTCACAATGGTTCCGCTAATTGTTCGCTTGACTGTGTCCGCAGCGGTGACAGTCATTGGCATACTAATTTTCATTTGGTATTAGGTCTTCCTCTCGTTGAATCTGCTCAACGCTCATCGCGCCGATACGGTTCAGGATTTCATAAACCTGAGCGCGCTCCAATGCGTTGCCGCGAAGGAAATCGTCAAGTGCGAAGCGAGTCATTACTGGATTAGGTACGAAGTCCGGCAATGAAAGTCTTTCTTCAATCGCCTTGAGTATTGGGCGAAGGGAGAAATCAACAAGTGAGCGCCGTTCTGATACTGCGTTCGAGTAGGTCATAGAAGTAGATTCGGCGCTCAAGAAGTAAGCTGGGATTCCACAAGCGCGAGCAAGCTCTAACGCAACATATTGACGTGCCTCAGCGAGTTGAAGTGACTTTGGATCAAAACCTAAAGCCTCAATGGAAACATCTGCATTTAGGAATGCAGTTGATTTTTGTTGGCGGGCCGTTCTCCAACTTGAAAGCAATGCTGAGATTCTTTCAGCGGTTAGATTTGTGCCATTTGATTTCAAAACTGTGCTAGGTACTGGCTCTTTAGCGTAATTGACAGCTGCGTTTTCCAAATAAACAGCCGCAGCAATTGTTTTACCAGCGCGGTGTAACAAGCCTTCGTCTGGACCGTCAAAACGAATAATGGAACCGACTCCTGAAACAGGAACCGCTACGCCATCAACTTTGTATCCTGTAATTTCTGTGTTTTTATAATTTGTATCAACAGTAATGCGGTCTGGTGAAATGCGAGTCCAGGCTCTAACTCGTCCGCCATCGGTGGATGAATACATTTCTAGGACTTGTCCATAACCGACACCATATAACCAAATATCTTCGGCAAGCCAGTTATAAACTACAAATCCAGCAACTCGAGGGTCCGGCTGATTGATTACGCGGTGTGGATCAACGTATTGTCCGGTAATGCGATTGAAAGTTGTCAGAGGTAATGATCCGATAGTTCCGCAGATTATATTTCTAGCTCTGGCAACGCTCGGAACAGACATAGCTAGTTGGCGGGTTGTATTTGTAGCGCCGCCTAAAATATTATAGACAGAATCCGAAATTTGAATTGGAGTTAGTGCGGCAGTTACGTCGCTAACCTTCTCAGGCTTTGCAGCAACGACTTGTGGAAATAGAAAGTCTCTAATAGCACCCATTTGCCTAAATTGTAAAGGGTCTGTGCTACATAATCACAATATCGACGCCATCATTTGACTTTGTCGCAAAGTGTGTCGCCATCGCAGAAGCAATAGCCCCGCAGATAACCGCGTTGCTCACTTTTCGGCCCATTACCCATCCACCGTCACCGAAAGGGAGTTTGACGGCAGATAGGCATTGTTTGGTCAGCTCTTCCTGTCCCGAGTGGGCTAACCGTTGAGATGAGATTGCTCCAAGCAGTTCATCGCAACTTTGTGCATAATCTAGCCCATCAATGGGTTCTGTCCGGATACCAGCGGGAGCAAGTCTAGCCGCGACTGCCGACGCCGTCCGGGCTGAGTAAGCCACTAATTGAACTGGGTATTTACGAAACCAATCGGCTAAATCGTTGGCTAGGGCTTTGTCATCTAAATTCTGAGGATTGTGCCAAGTTTGAAGGAGTATTACTTGAAAGTGGTCGCCTTCGAGTTTCTGGCTGGCAACCAGCGCGGCTTGTTTACGATCAGGGCTAAGGTCAATAGCCAGCCAAGTATCGGCTTCAGAGTTGAGTCGAAGTCCCTCAACTTTGCAAGCGTCCCATTGTGAAGCATTGATAACTGGATTGATGGTATCGACCCATTGACATAAAACTTCTGTGCGCACAATGTCTTCGGGGTCGGATAGGACCGCTCGAATGTTATCTGGATGAACTGTGTAGCCAAGTGACGGATTAGCTTGACAGACACCTAGCCAGAACTCCGGTGAGTTATCAAATTTGATGCCGTGAGGCGCCGACCATTCGAACCAGCCAATGTCATCCGAACCGCCGTGAATAGCGGCTAACGCTCTTTCGCGTAATTTGTTTAGAACGATTGAGTGTTGATCGCCAGCATTTGAATAAACCCAAATCTGAGGATTAGGGCTAGCCATCTGGGTATAACGCAAGGCAGACCAGACGTCTTCGTCTTTATACTCGCGAGCCTCGTCTAAGTGGATAGTTTCGGGAGCTGCGATACCGCGACCCGCTGAGTTATTGGCTCGGACAATATAGCGTCGGCCTTCTGTGAATTGCAGTTCCTGAAATCCCTTACTTTCCAGCTTTTTAGTAAATTCGGCAGCTAGTCGAGGAGTCTGCTCGATAATCCCGTAAATCTTATAAAACAATTCTGCCGAGGTCGTCAGCTTGTGGGCTGTATGAACCTGAAGCTTCTCCTTGAGTACGTAGATTCTAAATAGGATTTGAAGCGCCATAAACGTAGATTTGCCTTGTTGCCGAGCGCATAACAAAGTAACGACCGGATGCGCCCATCGACCATCTGGTTTGTATTTCAACGAGTGATGAGCCAACCATTGTTGCCAAGGAAGCAAGGTAAAACCTATTTCTTCACAAAACTGAATCATTTGCTCGCCGTGAGAAGGATAATCGGTCAATTTAGTGTGAATTCGAGGGTTTGGCACACCTCGGTAAGCCGATTCGTCCCGAACTCGGGCAATCTCAGTTGATTGAGTCATATAAATCCATTTTAGTCCATATAGTGCTGCGTCGAGCCATTTTCAGGGAAAATCTTCCCAATGGGGGTCGTGGTCCTCTCT